CCTACACTGATTGGACCCCTCAAACTCTATGTGCCACTTCAATTCTGGTTTTGTAAGAATCCCGGCCTCTATCTTCCACTCCTTGCTCTACAATATCATCCTGTCCGGATTAATATTACGTTTAGACCCCTTCAACAGTGCTTCTGGACACCGAATGTCATTCAAGACTGTGTAGATATAACCGTAAAGCCGGCCCATATAACCGATTGCACACTGTGGGGTGATTTTGTCTATCTGGATGTGGATGAGCGCCGACGATTTGTAAGTACAGCACACGAATATCTTATTGAACAAATTCAGTATACGTCACAAATTGCAATTCCTCCGAGTTCACAGTCAATTCCTGTGCCGATTGAATTTAATCATCCGATTCGTGAGTTTATCTGGGTGCTCCAGCGACAACTCGTAATTAATAATAAGGAGTGGTTCAACTTCAGTAGTCTAAGTGTCAATGAAACAGGAGTCCGTACAGATATTCTCGCCAATGCAGTTTTACAACTCGACGGATTTGACCGCTTCCAAGTTCGCGATGCAACTTATTTCCGTCTAGTTCAACCGTGGCAACGCCATACAACCATTCCATCAGATGATTTTATCTACTGTTATAGTCTTGCACTCCGTCCTGAAGAACTTCAGCCGAGTGGTTCAATGAATGCTAGTCGTATTGACAGTATTGTACTGCAAATAATGACGAATCAAGCGACGATTCCTGCCCTTGGAAACTGCACAGTTCGTGTCTATGCAAAGAACCATAATGTTCTGCGCGTAGTGGATGGATTCGGTGGTGTTCTCTTTACAATCTAAGGTGTCCAAAAAATTGAAACTACTATCTGTTATCATTGGATAATATCAGATAATGGAACACGATTCAATTACACAGCAACGTGTGCGACGTATTGGGCGTAAACTTATTCAAGACTATGCATTTGAGCGGTGGTGGATTCCAAGAGCCTGTGAATCATTTGAAAAAGACTTTGAATGGAATGAACCTGACACAATGTATGATGAATTTGAGGACCTTTGGCTTCTCTTTTGGAAATACGGATTTGCGCTACGCAACTTTGAACTCTATCCTCAATCAAATGGAACCTTTGTCTTGACAAATTTCAGAGAGTTTGGATTCCGAATGACATCGGGCCCAGTCTCAATTCGTCTACCCGACCCCACACAGGCGCCGTGTGATTTCTTCAAGGCCGATTGCTTTCCATCTGATTTCTTGAGTCATCTCCGATCTAAGGGATTTGAAGTGCCTACGGATTGTTTGCCTAGCACAAAGACGGATACAGATTAGTAGGGATGTCTTTCCTAGGTTCATTTGACCATACATCCGCAAAGTCATGGGGGGGCTCACAAATCTCACCGACTCTCTTTACATTTATTACAATTGTAGGTGGATTTTTTGCAGTTGATCATATTCTTCTCCGTTCACCACGAACGGCCGCACTGAAAGTCTTTGTAAATCTATTCGCCTTCGGTTTCTGGTGGATCTATGATATAGTTCAGACATTTGCTGAATGGGATTCTGTGAACAAATACGGCCTTTCAGTGCCTTTTTTTGGACCCACTGGCCTAGGTGCAGGTATATTTCACGGAACTGGATCTGCCGCACCAGATACTGCACCGAGCCCTATATTCTTTCTTCTCTATGTCGGATTTCTGAGTCTTCCCTTTGGCCTCAGTCATTTTGCAGCGGGTGATTTTATGGGTGGACTCGCAATGCTTCTTTTCACAATAAGTGGTATTCTCACTGTCTTTTCATTATTATGGACAACTTATTCTGCACTGTATCTCTTATATGATACAAAGTCTCTCTTTATTGATGGCACCCCACGCTTCTTCCCTTCTACAATCTACATGAACTCAACTGGCGCGGCAGGAAATGTAATGACACCGAGCGCTTTTGAAAAGATGAAATCTGACCAGAGTCTCTTTAGCATTATAACAGGTCCGTTTGCTCCCTTCTTAGGACCAATTCGGGCAGCCCTCGGACTTGTTGTAGATACAAAGTGTGCCGTTGAAAAGGTGATTCCACCTGTGATTGATGCCGTGCAGAAAACTATTCCGCCGGCTGTGGCCGCTGTAAAGAGTACAGTTGCACTTGCTGAGAAGGCTCCGCAACTTCTAAGCGCGACCGATTCCATCTCGGCATTTACTGACCCTGCTGCTCTACGAGCGGCTGCAGGGCAAAAGGGCGGTGCCACAGGCGCCGTTGGTGCTTTAGAAGCCGCTGGAAACCTCAGTTCCTATGTATTCTTTGGCACGGCCGTTATTGTTCTAGTGGGTGCCCTTACACTCACATGGGCGCGATTTACACCATCAAATAAAACCTCTAAAGAAGAAAATACCAACGATGTCCCACCCGATGTACACAATGACACCCCTCCCGGATCATAAGTATTTCGAGGCCCTCATTGCCCGTGGAAAGGATGAACGGATTAAGGTGATGCCAAAATACGTGGTCGTCTATTTTACAGCAGAGTGGTGTGGATATTGCCGTGATCTTGACCTCAAGAAGATCACCGACACCTTTCCTATGGTAACCTTCTTCAAATGTGATATTGACCAGAATAAGTATACTCCTGGATACTGTCAAGTCTCCAAGATTCCAACCTTTGTCGCAATCCAGAATACTGAATATCTCGATAAAGTAACCAGTGCTGATACAGGAAAAGTGATGGCTTGGATAAACTCTATCTTTATTAAGTAAATGGCAATGCTCGACTATGCCATTGTTGGGGGCGGTATCGCAGGACTCTATGTAGCCCGCGAACTGGCCAAGCGCCATACACATGCAAAGATCTCCGTGTTTGAAAAATACAGAGTTCTTGGGGGTCGGATCTTAACATTTCACGATAGGAACCTGCAATGGGAGGAGGGTGCAGGTCGTATTCATTCAAGCCACATAGTAACACGCGACCTTCTCAAGGAATACAATCTTCATGAGATACCTATCTCAGATGAATCAGGTTGGATAAAAACCTATGGTTCAGACTTAGTAGCCAATCCATTTGAAGATAGTCTTCGTACATGGTTACCGCAAGTACAAATGCTTCCTCAAGAAATTCTCGGAAAACATACACTCTGTGAAATTCTTGAAGGTGTCTTTGGAACTGCAAAGGCCAAGGCCTTCACAGACCCGTTTCCGTATCGTGCAGAACTCTTTACATTACGTGCGGATCTTGCACTCGGCAGTTTCACTACTGAAATGGGAGCCAATCAGAGATTCTCTATTTGTAAAGAGGGACTTGATAGTCTAATAGATGCTTTAACAAATGACTGCAAATCAAGAGGTGTTGATCTTCATACTCATCATTCTCTGGAAAATCTGGCTCCTGAACTCGACGATACTCTGACACTTTGGTTTGCTACTGGAAGTCCAAGCCTACATGACTCTCGAATAATTAAAACGGTGCAGGCAAAAAATGTCATCTGTGCTCTTCATGCGGATGCACTCAGAAAAATTCCAATCTTCAAGCCACTTCCCGCACTCACTTGTGTAAAGATGGAGCCACTTCATCGTATCTACGCAGTCTTTCCTCCTGGAAAAAACGGAAAAGTCTGGTTTGAAGATCTTCCGAAGTTTGTCACAGAAACCCGACTTCGCTATTTTATTCCTATTCGACCTGACAAAGGTATTGTGATGATCTCCTATACGGATGCAGGTGATTCAATTGTCTGGACAAATATTGCAAGTGGTATGAAGCCGATTGCAGAGCAAGTCTTAGGAAAACTTCTTACAGATGAATGTCGACGCTTGTTCCCGACACGAGAAATTCCGTATCCTACGGTTGTTAAATCACATCCGTGGAAATCAGGTGCGACTTACTGGACACCCGGTCTCTATGACCCCTATAAAGTCAGTAAAGAGACTCTTCAACCATTCAACGACCTACCAAATCTTTTCATCTGTGGCGAAAGTTTCTCAATGAGACAGGCGTGGATTGAAGGCGCACTTGAAAATAGCCGTGCTCTACTTAGAATCCTATGAACTCTCATATTGTTTTATCGCTTTTTCATATCTTTTTTGTCGTACCCTTCTTTCTCTATATTGGCCTTCAACGGTCCGCTGTTTCAAATGAAATCTTTACGACTGCATTAGTTCTTGGTATTGTGATTACAGTCTACCATGGCTACAAGGCATATGTTCGATTCGTTAATGCATCACCCTACCTATATATAAACCTAATTCACGCATTGCTGATTGGGCCTCTTCTGATTATCATTGGTCTCAAAGGAAAAAATACAGAGACCCCGTATTATGAACTCCTACTTATGCTCGCCTTCGCGGCAGGTGGATACCACCTCTACAGCATTGTTCAAGAGATGAATAATCTGAGAGATTGATTAACCTACAGTAAGTACTTCATCTAGATGAGGAATTGTAATGCCCTGGATACTATCAAGACACTTTCCTGCATGGTAGTAAAACGCCGTGCTGCTTTTGAAAGTTTTCTGACACTCGGTACATGTAATTTCATTGCCTGTCCCGTCCTTCATATCATCTAAATAATTACGGCAGTGCTTTCGAGTAAAGTGGATAATGCGGTTCGCAAAACTCTGCGACTCGAAGTCACAACAGGGGCACTGGTACTTCTCAACTTGGTCATTATCTACATGACGTGCGCGTGTATGTAGATCTAGAATCTGCTTCTGTGAAAATCGCCTGTTGCATACATCGCAGACAAAGGGCAATTCACCCGAATGTTTGGCCTTATAATGCATATGCATTGTACTCTGCTTTGCAGTTGTCTTATCACAGAATTTACAGACATACTCACCCTCCTTATTCTTGAAATATTCGAAACGCTCCTTTGACATAGTGTATTTGTGGAGTAATTTGGGTGGACTTGAAGTTTCAAATTTTTACCTTGCTTACTACTTTAAGGGTATTGCAATAAACTTATCAGCAAATGAGTGTTACGATTCTGACACTTGTCATTGGTGAAGATTATCGTACAGGTCTTGCAGAGGCACTGCAATCAAAGGTTGACTATGCGAGGCAGCACGGATATACATACATTCAGGGCGATGAGAAATTCTGGGATCGTGAGCGGCCTATTCCGTGGTCAAAAGTGCCCTTTGTACTTTCGGTCATGAAAGGTCTTCCTGAAGGTGCACTCATTTGGTTTTCTGATGCAGATGTCTTCATTACAAATCTGAATACTCGTCTTGAGGACTGTATGGTGCCGCTCCTTCCAAACGACAAAGACCTACTCATGACACTGGATGCATGCGGCCATATTAATTCTGGTAATATTCTTTTCCGAAACACCGCGTGGATGCGCGCCTTTTGGGAGAAGGTATGGCAGAAAACTGATTATCTGTATCATGTTTGGTGGGAAAATGCGGCGATGATTAAGGTTCTTGATGAAAACGAAGATGACTTTGCAAAAACGGAGATTACGGCGCAGCACAAGAGATTTAATGCGTTTCTCCGAGGAGTTGAAGGACAGCCACTTTGGGAACAGGGTGATTTTCTAGTTCATTTTGCAGGTGTCTACGACCCGAAGCAGATTAGTGCCCTAATTTCCCAGATTCGTAAAGGACAGACGCCCCGACTCCAAATGTAATCTCGCATAGACTCGATTAGCCTTCTGCTTCGCAGAAATGTAAGGCCTTAGTAGAAATGGTTAACAAGGAAATTACGCTTCAGCCTGGAGATACACTTACGGTTACATGTGGCGGAGAGGGTGCTGCCAATAATATCCATATGAAGGCCGAGGGTGATATGAGTTTCATCGAGGGTGGCAAGCGCAAGGGAGCCAATAAGACGCGTAAGAATAAGCAGGAGGGTGGCAAGCGCAAGTTGAGTGGCTACATGAAGTTTGCAAATAAGGTGCGCCCTCAACTGATGAAGGAGAATCCTGGCATGAAGATTCCTGAACTTGGCAAGAAGATTGGCAAGATGTGGGGTGAACTTTCAGATGCTGAGAAGAAGAGCCACGCGTAAAAGCCACCGCGTAAAAGCAACTGCGTAGTTTTTTATCTAGTCTTTTAATATAGAATGGAAGTTCCGAAGACAATACTCGCTGGTGGTCGCCGTACACGCAAGAACCGCGGCAATTTGCACGGTGGTGCCAAGATGGCCACGGGCTCAAAGGCCCAGGTGTGGCACGGTACGGCCCGCCACACTTCCGGTGGCCTCACCAAGAAGGATCTCATGCGCCACAAGGGCAAGATCGTGAGCCGCCGCAAGCACGCCGCGGGACTCAAGGCGATCCGCAAACTGCGTAAGTTAGGCTATGTCGCCAAGAAGGGCACATTCAAGCTTTTCAAGAAGCAGCGTGGAGGAGATATTAATTGCGATGATTGGAAGGAAGCAGGATATGAGAGCAGAGCCGAGTGCCTTCGTGACCGGCGCTAAATGAATTTCCTTATGAAGTCTCTATACTGAACTAAATCTTTTGGTTAAGTATAGACTATGAATCTCACGGTAATGCTCTTTACAGTAGTACTCTTTGTTCTCTTGACACCTGGTATCGTCACTCGCCTCCCCCCCGCAGGCTCCAAGCTTACGGTTGCGATTGTTCACGGCCTAATCTTTGCCCTGGTCTACCATTTTTTACACAAGATGGTCTTCCGCTACTCAATGGCCTATGAGGGCTTTGAGGGATGCAAGAAGTGCGTAGACAAGAAGTGTATGGATGAGGGTGCTAATCACGCCTCCTGCTAATCCTCCGATCCTTCAAGTTGAGCAGTGCACCATTTGAGTACTTCACAGACATCTTCAACACCAATTTCAGTACCGCGTACTTCAAGCCCAGCCGCATCGTACCATTTTACGGAACGATTCGGACAGACTACTAGGCCTGCTTTCTTCTCTCTAAACTCTTCAAGACTATCAAGTACAGCCAGTCCTTGTACTGTACCCTGTGCAGCAAACCAATCCTTGTATTTTAACGGAGCAAGTACAGGGCTCAGAAAAGTATAATAGATATCACGGATACTCGGTAGCATTCCAGCCATACAGACCCAATGAACTGATTCAAACTTCTTCAAAAGAACACTGGGTATCTCTGAGCCGATCCAGAGTACTGAAATGGGTTTACCAGCATTCTGCAAATAAGATGCAAAGAGAGAATAATCAATATTGCTTCGTATACGAATAACAAAATCCCAGTTCTCCTGAAACACTCGCAACCGTTGTCCCGATTTCAAGTCCTCCGTAAGGACAAGGCATCGCCGACCACGAAAGAGAAGTTCTTGTTGCACACGCAGAAAAACCTGAATGGCCTCACTGAGGCCACCCGCTATGAAAAGTCGTTTTGGTTCTGTGGTCCATTCAAATGCCTCCAAGTGGACAGACATTTTTCCTTACTAAAACAGAAGAGTCGCTCGATGCTATTTGAACGCGCAACAATCTTTACAGTGATTACCTTGGCCGTAGCGGCCCTTATCTTAGATCTACCGTGGTTGATGATCAGTTCTCAATGGTCTGGTGATATGATTCGCGATATTCAGGGTTCTGCCCTCGTAATCAATCCGATTCCTGCAGTTATTGTCTATCTGGCCCTCGGATTCCTTGCGACCATTCCTACAACTGCTGCGGAGTCATTTGGACTTGGTGCAGCCACGTATGCAGTCTATGATTTTACGAATCTTGCTACGCTGAAAAAATATCAGCCATTGTTTGCAGTGGTTGATACATTTTGGGGAGGCGTACTCTTTACACTATTATTTTATGTGAGGTCCTTCTTCTCAATCTGAACTTCTACAGCACGAAGTTCAAGAGTTGATTTATGGCGCTCAGGCCCTACAATTGAATTTTTACGTGGCTCAGATACTTTAGAGTTTCTACGCTCAACAACCGCAATGACTGATGCCCTTCGCTCAGCCACCGCGCCTGCTATGCGTTCAGTCGCGGTTAAGACAATACGTTCAGAAATGGCTTGAGCCGCAGGAGACCCTCTTAATATAATCCCAAATCGTGCACAGCATGCAAGAACAACAAGGATTCCAAAGATAGATGAAAATGCGATGGCTGCAATGACACCGTTTGACATTGGAGCATTCTCATAAATAATTGTTAGATTCGCAGATGGTAAACTAGTAAAAGAAGGTGTAGGAGTTATTGACCCTGTAGGTGTCTGACTCGGTGTAGGCGTAGCCGTTGATGTAGGTGTTGATAAAGCACTTGCAGTTGGATTTGCAGAAGCACTCGCCGAAGAACTTACTGTCGCATTTGCTGAAGGACTTACTGTAGCACTCGCTGTTGCACTCGCTGATGCACTTGCAGAAGCACTTGCAGAAGCACTTGCAGAAGCACTTGCAGATGCACTGGCCGATGCACTTGCAGTGGCTGTACCTACAGGTGCCGCCGGGCCAAGTTGGCAATAGATTGCAACCGTTGTTGAAAACTGACCAGGATTAATCGTGCATCCATAACCGGGTCCTTTAAGATAGCATGTGTCGGAGTTCGCAATATCCCATGAAGCCATGGTATTACAGATGGCTGCGGAGTTAGCGGTGATATATGCACAATCAGGAATACCGAGTCCTGCAGGAGGAGAATTTGTATTTCCCTGAACAACCGAAGCGAAGGATGTACAACTCTGCGCGGCGGCCACGGCGACTAAAGAAAAAATGGAAACTAAACGCACCAGCATTTTTCTACTGGGTTCTTTTATTTTCCCGTTGAGCCAAAGCCACCCTCGCCGCGTGCCGTTTCAGGTAGGCTGTCAACAAGCACAATCTCCTTAATCCAACCGAGATCAGGTGCAACAATCTGAAAGAGACGTGTTCCCTCATCAACCTTCGCCTGTGAATTTATCATAAAATTCTTTACAGGAGCCTTAATGGGACCACGATACGACTTATCGATGATTCCCTCAGAGTTTGCCATAAAGAGATTCGTCTTGCAGATACTTGAGCGTGGTACAAGACGATAGTGAACCTCCTCTTCAACTTGAAGGCCATGTGTATAATGACTTGACGCATGTGGCGTAGATGGCTCTGCACTTAGAATGCGCAGCATGCGTGCTCGGACGCCCTGATTCAGAAAGACAACTGAGTGGCTATACGCAGGCACTTCTGTAGTTTCACAATAAAGATCATATCCAGCATTCTCATCGCTGCGATTCTTATCCGCCTTGTAGTACTTTGATGCCCAAGGTTCTACAAGAAGTTCTAGACGATAATGCATATTTCTATAAATAGTAGTGCCATATTAATGGCTCAAATTTTACGATAGGCTATCAACCACCTTCATTACCTCTTGAGAAGAGGGTGTCCAAAAGGATTCAGTTGCCTCCTGATTCACGCGCCATGCTTGGGCCATTGAATCCCAGCACGCTTCGGTTCGTGCATTATATTCATCGAGTGACATTGAATAGATTTTCTGCCGCAGTTTTTCAGGTGTAGTATAGTCATCTAAATCGATAAAGGATTCACGAGGAAATGTTTGATACACTGTATTGTTGTTACGATAGATGGGAAGTGTATTTGTAAAAATGGGGTCCCAGAGTTTTTCACTGATGTAATACGGTTGTATACAATTCTCAAGAGCAAGATTGTAGTCGTATTTACTTAAAATACCAGGTTTCGTCGCCTGCCAATCGGAGTGAGATCCTTTTGAGATAGTATCAGGCCATCCTTTTCCGTAAATGTCGCAATAATCTCTACAATTAAATGTAAAGTTTGCTCGCGCCTCAGTATCTTTTGCGTAAGTTCGAGGATAACTCATGAGCGCAACCATTTTGATAAGAGAATCCTTACAGCGATACACTTCACGATGCAGTGGTTTGAGTGGCAAAGTAGGATGTTGCTGAAAGAGAAAGATTCCATTATTGAAAAGAGCATTTTGATTCCAGAGATTAAAAATATGCATAGGGATGCCGTAGAGATTGAGTTTTTTGCTCGTATGCGTTGAAAAATACGGCTCCATCGTCCAGAGAATACACGCTTTTGGCATGGGGCGACGATTCTGAATTCTGTGTTCAAGTGCCTGTTTCAATGTAAATTCATTATTTGAAATAAGTACATTTGCCTCCACATGACTCTTTACAAAAGTGAGTTGCGCAGGCAAGGGTGATTCATCTGGATCCCAAACTGTATGTTTCGTTTTACATAGAACATGGAACTTCAGCCCGCTCATTTACCTCTATTATATAAAAATAGGGTTTAGTTTATACCGTTTATATAAAGATCGAAAACCATACAGCGAACGGAGCCGCCCGATTTTTCAAATTCACTTGTTTCCACTTCATGAATTTGTTTATCAGTAATCTTTTCAATCTTCTCTTTCAACCCTACTTCATGCAACTTATGTGTAACTAGCCTTTTTCCATCTACAATCGCATTCAAACAAAAGGAATCAAGTGTATCTAGAACAGTCACATTTTCGGCACCCAGAAACCTCTTTATTTTGCCGATACTCTTGACACTAAATGCTTTTTTATGTAGAATACACTTAGTATCATCATATTCAAGCATAGAAACATCTAAATGATAGTAATCAAACGACTCAATAGGTACAACAAGTAGTTCAGGTGGTTGGAGGCCTTCTGCAATATAGATTCGACTAATGAGTTTCTCCATAATTTGAAATGTCTTTTCCGTCGACCTGTATCCATAGCCGCAAATTGCTTTTGTTCCTCCATGAAACCATTTGAGTTCAGCTTGTCCTTCAAAAGGCGCATCCTGTGAGCCAGGAAAGGGTATAGTCTTAACATCGAGAGCATGAAAAAGCGCTTTTAAATACGGAAGTTCACGCTTTCTTTGCGCATATTTCATATAAGGGAGAATCACTACTGGGCATGAAAGACGAGGCAGTGATAATCCTCCATTCGCAACAAATACAATATCAGGAACAGATACATGAGGCTCAACTTTCACCGGTAATAACGCAGGTAATTCTTTAAGAAGTACATCATGCTGTCTCTTCACAGTTTCTTTATCAATTGGTGAATGATCAATATATGGATTTTGATTATCCTGTGATTTTTGAATTGAGAAGGTGTTCGGTTCTATTGCTATACGCAACATCTACAGATTAGCCAGAGATTATAGATGCGGTGCTTGGCGTTTGAGAAAACGAACCTGTATTTTTTTGGGATTAAAAAACTCTTTGAATACAGAAATTGCATGACGAGGACTAAACGATTTACAGGAGAAAATATCTAAATAAATGTCGTTTGTCTCCTCCACAAAATGCGCGGTGATATTGGATGTCTCAATAAGTTGAACGAGAGAAAATCCCTTTTTATTTCCTTCACCAAAATTTTGTATCAGCGGTTTACCGTACGCAACCATATCAATCTCTTTTACAAGTGTTTTGCTAAAGTCGGCAATTATCTTTTTTGACCGTAGTGCTTCAGGAGTACATCCAGCCGCCTCTACAATTAAATGATAGCCCCAGTATTTTTTAAGTTTTCGTGTTTGACCCATCTCTACTAAATAAAAGGATTATACGCCCACTGTAAAAGTGCCTGTCGCTGCACAGGCCGACAAGTAAGGTCGCCAGGTGTACAATTTGCCCGTATCTGACCCGCATGACGAGTAAAAGCCCGCCAACGCTTCATTTGAATCTCGTCAAGTTCGGGAAGCCTACGCCCCATCCAGTAGCGACAATACCACTGAAACCATCCACGTTCATCTGGATTTTTTGCGTGACTGCTCAGAACCCCAAAGCGTTTATCTTTTCCACCACCAGGCACCCAACCCGCTTTGCGCCAAGCCTTCAGAGGCTGCCGTGATCCCACACCAAAGGCATTAATCGAAACATCTGCACCTTCGGGACGAAGTTTATCGAGTGCAATTGCACCTGCATACCATTCGGAAGGAAATTCACCAATACAGTCATTCAGATACTTCCCTTCAAAGGCTCCCATGGCCAGAATCTCTCCAGGCGTAGAATATGGCTTGAAGGCTAGTTCGGTTCCAGGAGCCTCACTCAGGACATATGAATATCCCTTTACCATCTTATTGCTTACATGAATTGTATCCCCTTTTTTGAAGTCCGCCAGTGGGCGACCCTTTTCTTTAATCTCTGCGAGCATCGTATCAACGCTCATTTTTTAAAGCATCATATAAAAAGTTTGATGCTCTTTTAAAACTTTTTGTATAGTTAGCCCTTTTTGAATGTTGTGCATTACTTTTTCCAATTGTTGAGTTAATTAATTGCGGATATGTACACCACTCACGAAATTTAGAACTATAAAGTACATCTATGGCAGGTATATTTGATTTATCGCTTAGTTCCTCTAAAATCTTGGAATAGGCTTCATTATGAATAAGACAAAACATAGCAGTAAATGCCTTTACTTGAAAGAGGGGTAATTCCTTATTTATAAGTTGAATGGAAGATACTGTGTCTCTCTTTTTTCTTTCAAACCAAAGCATTTTATTATCATTTGTAAGAATATTTGCAGTTCCACCTAGAAAAATGTCCCATTCTGGGCGAAAAGACCATAAAAAGGGTAAAAGCGTTGTGAAATGCTCAAGTGCACCTGGTTCTAATGTACAATCATCCTCTAGAATAATTACCCATGGAAACTTATGTACTTTTGCGTATTCAATTGCCTTTTTATGCGAAAAAGTACAACCCTTATATCCCTCTTCATGTTTTATACCTTCAATCCTATGAATAGGGACTGGCCACCTACTAAACTCTTTACAAAATAAATCATATCTATCATTTCTTTCAGGAAGATTTATCACTAGTGTGGGTGGAAAAATCATTCTCCTCTACTAGTAAACTATATTACATTATTAATATAGAAGAGATATCGGGAAGTATTTTCATTTTCTGTTTACTTCTCCTGGCACTATAAATTTGATATCACCCTCACAATAGAATAAAACTATAAAATGCAATATAGTCATCCAGAGCATCCGATAAGCCCCGAAGGCAAGCAGTTTCTCGCCTCTCTTACACAGGAGCAGCGCAATCTACAAATTCTCGCACAGAAGATGCTTGGTTCTTCTTATTTCGTTGAGAAGACCCATGGGTTTAAGGTGTGGCTAGCCGCGAATGCTGCGTCACTTGCTGCGAAGGCGGCTACAAAGCCTTCCGCAAAAAAGGAGTAGAAGCAGGATGAATATAAACCCCAACCCAAACTATCAAATTGCACCCCTTGTTTCTGGTAGAAATGTAACACAACTTGATCCAACGGCCCTTCTTACACGTGGTTCAGGTGCTGCAAATATTAAGGTTCCTGCCCGCAGTGAACGTGTAATTCGTATTGAAATTAACAGCAATGACCGTGACTTT